ATATTGTATTATCTCATCTTCTTCATAATTCAACCCAGTCGTTTCAAAATCTAAAACAACAAATGAATTACTTAATTTTCTGGCTTTAGTGTAATTAAAGTCGAGAAGAGTATGATTGTTATTTGAATCTTTATTAATATTTTCTAAACGATCCGTTATTAGAGGTTGAACACTATAATTATTTATTTCCTTTACTTCACGACTTATTTTATCGTCTTGCTTACTTACTAATTTATATTTAACTAATGCAATTATACTCAAGATGAATGTAATTAAAGCAAAACCACTAGAAATCATTGATAAAAAACTAAAAATTAGAATACACCACATTAACCATTTGTTTATTTTCAAAATAATCCCTCCTTAATCAAATGTTTTTACACCTGCTACTACTCTGCCGACAATCTTAATTTCATCTTTAGTGCTATATACTTGAGGATAATGTTTGGGGTTATTAGATTCAGGTATCAAGATAATCTGATCATCTTTATACCTTATTCTTTTTACTGTTCCGTTGTAACCATTAACCATTACTACGCCTAGTTGTCCATTTTCTACAACAGAATCTTTTTCTACAACAACCACATCTCCCTCATCGAAAATTTTATTCATACTATCGCCAGTTACCTTTAAGCCAAACTCTTCTTTGTTTCCTTTCAACTTTTCTTTTGAGAAGTATATGTAGTCAATAAGATTTTCTTCACTATAGATAGGTAAGCCAGCGGATATTTGAGAAACAACTGGAATCTTTTTGACTGGAAGAGTTTCTAGTGCTTGTTGTTCCTTATCTTCAACTAAATCAGCCTTAGTAACATTGAAGTAATTCGCTAACATTTCTACTTTATCAATACGTGGGTACGTTTTTGCGTTAATCCAATCAGATAAAGTTGTATAACTTATTTTCAAATCTTTCGACAGTTTATTTCTATCGATGTTTTTTTCTTTCATAAGACGAGAAATATTTTTAGCCATCACTTGTTTATTACCTAACATTTATCATCATTCCCTTCATCTAATAATTTAATTCTATTATACGATTATTCCGTACATTATACAAGAGGTGAATAAAAATTACGGTTTTAATGTTGACATTACGTTTTAACCGTAATATACTTAGAGCAGTTCTTGCAACAGGAGGTGACAAAATGGTTGAAGTTCAAATGAGTAGAGAGCCATATACTTTAAAAATGTTGAGGGCTAAATATGATTTAACACAAGCTCAAGCAGGTAAAAAAGTGGGTGTTTCTGCAGATGTGTGGCACAATTGGGAAAAAGCTAAAACATTCCCAAACATACCGCAATTACAAAGAATAGAGAAAGAATTTAACGTCACTTACAATGACATTATTTTTTTAACTAATAATAACGGTTAAACCGTAATAAAGGGAGGTAAGTTAATTGAACGAACTTGAAAAACAAGAATTTGATTATTCATTAGTAGATAACGAAATAGCGAATAAACTCAAAGAATATGACGAACAACTCAACAGATTATACAACAACTACACGATAGAAGTTGGTGAAATTTTATATAACGCAAACAAAGAGTTTTCAAATCCAAAAGACGGAACATTTATCAAATGGGTTGAATATAAAGGTTTCAAAAGGCAGAGTGCATACAACTACATGAATGTATACAAAGCTTTCCAAAATTTGGAAAGTATAGATGACCAAAAAAACTTTTTATCACAACCAAAGACGCTTCAATATGAAATGTCTAAACCTTCTACAAATAAAGAGGTAAATCAAGCTGTTTTAAATGGAGAAATTAAATCTAGCAAAGAGTACAAAGATTTGGAACGACAACTCAAACAACGTGATGAACAAAACGCTGAACTTCAATCTCAAGTAGAACAAGCACAACGTTCAGAAGAAATTGCTCGTAAGCAACTAGAAGATGAACAGGATAAGGAACCAGAAGTGATTGAGAGAGAAGTTGTTAAAGAAGTTGTACCGGACGAAGTTCAACAACAACTAGAACAATTCAAGCAAAAATTCGAGCGTGAAAGTAATAACGCAAATGAACTTAGAGACGAACTACAACGTTATAGAGATAGCTTCAGCGATCCTAATCAAGCGTACGAAGAAAAAGAGTTAACTAGGTTAGAACGTGAATCGAGTATCAATGCTCACAAGATTTCAATTAGCATTCAGAACTTTATTAAAGAGAACTCTGTGGAAACGTATCGATTAGATACAGTCATTAAAGCTAACCCAAAATCTAAAGAAAGATTAGAAGAAAATGTAGCTTTGCTTAAAGAATTCACAAGTAATTTAGAGGCAGTGCTAAACGGAAGAATTGTAATTAATTAGGAGGAATTAAAAATGGCGAAACGCAAAGATGAATTAGTATTTTTACAAAACCACATTAAACAGACAAACGAACAAGGCAAGCAATTAGAAGAGGTTATTACAAGAATATTAGACATGGAGGACCGTGTTGAGAACAGAGTATCTTATGTTGAAGATATGGTCGAAGAAATCAAGAAAGAAGTACCTATCACATATGAGCAACAAAAAGAATTGCAATCAATTGTTCAAACTAAATCAAATCAATTCACACGACAATATTATAAAAATGGATTTCCAGTAGACGGAAAATATCACAATGAATTGTTCAAAAAGAAAAAAGGTCAATTCATCCGGGCAATGTGGACTAAAGTCAAAGAATATTTCAACGTACCACGTTATACAGCGATACAAAAAGTTGACTATGATCGTACAAAACAATTTGTAGAAATGATAGATTTCAAAGATTTCAAACCTCATGAATTAGAAGATAAAGCGAGTTGGAACATACCGGGCTTAGTTATAGAAGTTAAATAAGAATCACATCACAAATAAAAATATATGAAAATAGATTAGCAAATTTGGAACAAAACAAACCGAAAAGCCCAGTTGAACCTATCGGCAAAAAAGTCAAGACACCAGTAAAAGAAAACGCTGAATTGGCTAAAATAGCAGGGATACTACTTTTAATAGTACCACATGTGATACTCGCTTTAAGCGTACCACATTAAAAATAAATATATAGGAGGAAACAGAATGATTAAAAACGTACTAACTTCAAAAGAAGTAGCGAATGTATTGGATGTCTCAGCATCTACTGCATGCAAATATATCAAGCGTATGAACGAAGAAATGGAAAAACAAGGATACTTTACTATTTCAGGCAGAGTACCAGTTAAAATGTTCCAAGAAAAATTCCCGTACCACGAAATACCGGAAAAAATATTAAAAGGAAAGGAGTGATTACATGAGAACACTATTAACATTTCTATCAATGCCATTCTCAACAATAGCAATAGGCGTAGCAACAAACGATTTCTTTATCGGTATGTTGTTATCGGTAATGGCAGGTTTCGGATTGTATTGGTTCTGGGATAAGTTTTTCGATGCAATAAAAAAGACCGCTAGCTAATGTGGGGTTAGCGAACGGTCAGTATAAGCGTTTTTTAATCATTCATAGTTTAAATATACACGGAATAGAGGTGTTTCGTCAAATGGCGAAAGATATTATAACTTACGTTATTAAAGCAAGGACAGACTTTGACGACTTATATATAAGTAATAAGCCAATTGATAAAAAATCAACTATTAAATATTCAAACTATATTGGCGATGCACGTGAGTTTGATGGAACAGAAAAATCTTCAATAGACATGACAAGACATAAAGCAATAAAGAAAGTATATCCAGCATCATATTTTGTAGATACGGAGGAAGAAAATGGCTGAACAAACATTATTTAATCAACTTAATTCTAAAAATGTAAATGATCACGTTGAAAAGAAACAAGGTTTATCTTACTTAGCATGGTCATATGCGCACCAAGAGTTGATGAAAATTGACCCGAATTATGAAATGAAGATACATGAATATCCGCATCCTGATGTAACTAACGAACAGTATTTTGTACCCTACTTGGCAAGTCCAGAAGGTTATAGCGTGACAGTGTCAATTACATTAAAAGGATTAACCAAAACCGAAACATTGCCAGTTTTGGACTTTAAAAACAAGTCGGTTCCATATAAACAAGCAGACATGTTTCAAATCAATAAGACATACAAACGTGCCTTTGTAAAAGCTGCGGCATTACATGGAATAGGTTTATATCTATATCACGGTGAGGAGGCTCCAGATGCCAGCGATAACGACAGAACAGAATTAGAAGATAAGATTAATCAATTTGTTAGTATCTCTCAAGAAAAAGGCCGTGACGCAACATTAGATAAGACGATGCGATGGTTAGGCATATCGGACACGAATAAAGTATCGCAAAAAGAAATAGCACAAGCACACGCAAAACTAGATGCAGGATTAAAACAATTAGATAAGGATGATGAATAATTATGACAAACGTATTTGTATTTACAGGTCGCATTACTAAAGATTTAGAGGTCAAAGAAGTAAGCAATGGAACGAAAGTTTTGAATTTTTCTCTAGCAGTCGATAATCCATTTAAAAAAGATGATACATCATTTTTCGATATTGTAGCTTTCAACAAAAAAGCTGAAACATTAGCAGAATATTGTGGCAAAGGTTCGAAAATCGCTGTAAACGGTTCAGTTAAGCAAGAAAGATTTAAAGATAAAGAAGGCTATAATCGTTCAACGGTACGATTCACTGCTGATAACTTCGAATTTTTAGATAACAAAGGACAATCTAACAATCAATCACAACAACAAAACAGTCAAGCTAAATCACAGAAACCATCAAATGACAATATTTTTGGAAACGGTCCAGTAGATATTCAAGATGATGATTTGCCATTTTAATTGTACACAACTTAAATAAGGTGATGTAATGCCAATAATAAAAAACTATATCCAGCAAGATGATGGCACTATAACTGCTGTCATCACTGGATTAACTTTAGAAAACAAAGACTTCTTACTGTTAGATAACGGACTAGAAGTAGAATGCGACGTAATCGTGAGTGATCCTTACAAGATAACAGATAAGCAGCGTAGAAAAGTGTTCGCAATGATAAGAGATATATTCAATCACTATGGACAGCCAATGGACTACTTAAGGTATATGTTCCAGAAACAATTGGAGTTCTTACACGGTTATGAACCTATCTCATTAAGCAACTGCAGTAGACGACAAGCGAGTGAATTAATCGAGTTAATACTTGATTTTATATTCGCAAATAACATACCTATTCATAAGGCCACTAGCGACCTTATGAGCAACGATAAGTATTTTATATATAAATCTACCATAAATAGAATGTGTGTCGTCTGTGGGGCTACAAATGCAGATTTAGCACATTATCAAGCAGTAGGTAGAGGACGCAACAGAAATAAGATAGACCATTATGGAAATAAAGTGTTAGCACTGTGTAGAAACCATCATACAGAGCAGCATCAAATAGGAATGGACAGTTTTAACAAGAAATATCATCTTACAGACGGCTGGCTTGATGTAGACGAGAAGCTGAATAAGATGTTGAAAGGACTGAAGGTTGAGTGAGTAAGTTGTTAATAGACGATTACCCAATACAAGTATTGCCAAAGTTAGCAGAAGAAATCGGGTTAAACGAAGCGATTGTACTCCAACAGATGCACTATTGGTTAAACACAAGCAAACACGAACATAACGGCAAGAAATGGATATATAACTCATATACTTCATGGCATGAACAATTCAAGTTTTGGAGTGAACGTACAATAAAACGAATTATATATAACTTAGAGAAACAAGAACTGTTGCTAACTGGTAATTATAATAAATACGCATTCGATAGAACGAAATGGTACACGATTAATTATGAGAAGTTAAATGACATAATGGCACAACCATTGGGACAAAATGACACGACACAAAGTGACAACTTGTCACTATCTGATTGTGACAATATGACCCAACCAATACCAGAGACTACAACAGAGATTACTTCAGAGACTAACAATAATAGCGCAACTAAAGTTACGCAAGAACAATTTGACCAATGGTGGAACTTATATGATAAGAAATTAGATAAGAAGAAAGCATTTAGTTTATTTAAATCATCATTAAAGAAACATGACTTTGAAACAATTATGAATGGTACTAAAGATTACCTTAAAACAATCACAGATAAACAGTATCAAAAATATCCTAAAACATTCTTATCACAAGAAAGCTATATGAATGATTACAGTAAAGAGATACCTAAAACAACAAAAGAAAGTAGTAAAGATAATATATTTACTCAAATTTTGAATGAGGAGGCATAACTCAATGACTATGACCAAGAAAGAGGCAGCGACAATTATGAGTTTGCTTGAAAGTGCCTTCGTTATGAACTTTCCTAAAGACGATTTAAAAGCAAAGTTATGGGTTGAACAACTTACGAAGTACGGCGATTACGATAGATCATTGCATAAGACAAAAAAATATATACGCGAACATAAATTTAAACCTACTGTATCTGAAATCATGGACAGTAAACCTAAACAATCAAATGACGTCGTAATACCAGAAGAAGAAACTCACGAGTACAGAATGAAACACGATCCTGAGTATGCTAAGAATCGTGAAAAGTTAAAGCAACAGTGGGAGAAAATGAAACAAGAATGGATGAGTGAAGATGACTAACATAAATGTTTTAGGCACCGAAGAAGCCATTGTTTCCAATCTTATGCGTAATCCAGACTTGCTAGGAAAATTAAAACTTAAACCACAAATGTTCACAGACGATAAAATTCAAGGGTTTATCCAATATGTAATGGACAACGGAAAAGTTGATGTAAACCAAATTTATTACAAAAGTCGTGAGGATAAGAATTTTATATCTACAAAACGATTAGGTGATATATACAATTCAGACGGCACATCTAAAGTTTTCTTCATGCAGGACCAAATGAACTTGCTAGAAAACTATGTGATAAGAGAAGCTGCACAACAGACATCTGAATATCAATCAATGCCTAACCGTACCAATTTTAAGTATCTGATAGAACAGTTGCAAGAATTGGATAACATGACAATTGATAAAGATAATCCTACTGATAATTACTTGATGGAAGTCATGGACAACATACTAAGTGATAAGCCAAAACAGTTTATCAAGACTGGTATTAATTCGGTAGATGACAGAATTATGGGGTTTGAGGCTGGTCAACTGAATGTGTTAGCTGGCCGCCCGAGTACCGGCAAGACTTCTCTGGCATTAAATATCATGTGGAACATCGTGTTAAAAGGTCATCCCACTACATTCTTTAGTTTGGAAACTGGTGGTAATAACATTGTTGAGCGTTTGGTATCAAGCATAACAAACATTCCATTGCACAAAGTTAAACAAGCTGACGGCATAAGTGATAAAGAAACAAGCGACATCATGACTGCGATAGACCAAATCAAAAAGCATAATAACTTACGCATTGAAGATACAGCACAGATTACACCACAAGATATAAGAGAAAGAGCAATGGCCCAATCAGAGTTACCGCACGTAATATTTATCGATTACTTAACATTGATGCAACCAGATATACCGCAGCGTGATAGACGACTAGAAGTAGAAAAAATATCACGTGACTTAAAAATCATTGCTAAAGAAACAGGATGCGTAATTATAGCACTTTCACAATTAAGTCGTGGCGTTGAATCAAGACAGGATAAACGACCAATGATGAGCGATTTAAGAGAAGCTGGTGGCATTGAACAAGACGCTAATATGATTTTCCTATTATATCGCGATGATTATTACGATAAAGATCTGGTGGATAACGACACAGGCAAATCTGATATAGAGTTTATCATCGCTAAAAATAAAGACGGTGAAACAGGAACGGTCGGATTAGAATTTTATAAAAAATCGCAGAGGTTTTACGGATGAAAATCGCAGAGTTCCAACAATTACTTGGATACCTATTCAGAACGACATACAAAGACGATACGCTCATCCAACGCAATTTGCTTGAGTTAGGTTGGGCAACCGAAAGATTGCTTGTGAGTGGACGCATAACGCCGTTTGATGTGTATGAAGAAAAGAAGGACATTATTTTTGAAGAAATGGAGTGGTCGGATAGATGGAAGTAACTGAAAAGTATTTTCTTTATAGAGCAGATGGAACAGAAGAAATAGAAGTAGAGAAACTTGATAAAGATATGAATATAGTTAGAACGCTCACAGGCGCTCATTTTAGCGAAGAAAGTAAAAAGATGACTGATAGTGAGGTAAAACGTTTTAAAGGCGTGTACGGGCTTCTATATGAGAATGAACTAGGATTACAAACAACAATATTTGATTTGTAGGAGTGACGGAATGAGTAAATACAACGCTAAGAAAGTTGAGTACAAAGGAATTGTATTCGATAGCACAGCAGAGTGTGAATATTACCAATATTTAGAAAGTAGATTGCATGTAGATGGTTACGACTACATAGAATTACAACCAAGATATGAGTTGATACCTAAGTTTGGTAAACAACGAAAGTCGGAATACATTGCAGATTTTGCATTGTGGAATGAAGGTAAGTTAATCGAAGTCGTAGATGTTAAAGGGATGGCCACAGAAACAGCTAAATTGAAAGCAAAGATATTCCGGTACAAATACCAAGATGTGAAGCTAACGTGGATATGTAAAGCTCCTAAGTACACAGGTAAGCAATGGATAACTTATGAAGATTTAATTAAAGCTAGACGAGAACGTAAGAAAGCGAAGTGATCTAAATGAATGAAGAAACAGCAACAATTCGATATAAAGTCTATGTTGAAAAGCAAGTGTATGTTAATCACGACGACGACGATAATACTGCTTCTGATAAGATACACGATCAGATGTGGACATTAAAAGAAGATTACATGGACGCAAAACCATTAGAGTTTGACGACGTAAAAATTATAGATAGGGGTTATTGAGATGAGATTAAAACGTGTGAAAGATAAACAAGGTGAAATTTGCTTCCTGATTATAGACGGGGACAAAGAATTATTAGTGCCAGTTGAAGATTATAAAGAAGCTGTGATGGCTGGAATAAGCAACGGTACGATTAAGAAGCAGATTGTAAAAGGCAAGAGACACTTCCGTAAATATATTCAAGATTACGAAGTTCAAAAAGGGTTAGCTAGATTAAAGCGTGAGGACAGAGAACGTGAAGAACGCAAGCAAGCATTAGCGGAAGAAAAACAACGTAAGGAACAGGAACGACTGCAAATGATTGAGGATGCGAAATGTAGTAGTAAGTGGTTTCAGGAATTATCTAAAAATAACTTAGTAGCAAAACTTAAAAAAGATAAATATGGCAATCAACAATTAGTTTAGGAGTGAATAAAAATGCCAAGTGGACGTCCACACATGTATGAATATGTTGTTTATAAAGGCGACGAAGTGATTTGTGCCGGTACTAGACAAGAAATACAAGCGAAGATGAATATTACAGAAGGTACATTTGCTCGAATGGCAAGTTCTCTAACTAAAAGAGAAGCTGGGCCAAATCAAATAGTAGTTGAAAAAGTGAGTATCAAAGAAATAGAAGCAGAGGCGGTGCGTTAGATGAACATCAGTGATTTAAAAATTGGTAACTACGTTGTTGTGAATGACTTAGGTGCAAGTAAATATAGCAGTGGCATGCGTGTGATAGGTAAAGTGGTTTGTGTTGATCCTTGCGGTAACTCTGTAATTATCGAATCGCTATCTAAACACAAATATGAAATCACAGACTTCAACGATTTTGAGTTGTGGAGTAAGCAGATAGAAAATAAGACGGAGCGTATGGGATTGGATAAACAATCCAACGACTTACAACAACGTAAGCGTAAGGATAACGTCAACAGTCCTTCACATTATATGTTAGGCAATCATGAGGTTAAGGATATAGTTTCCCTTGTAGCAGACAAATATCACAAAGGTTCTGTTGCGCATAACATTGCTAGCGCATTGGAATATCAAATGAGAGCGCCAGAGAAAAATGGACTTGAAGATATTAAGAAAGCTAGAAAATGCTTAGATTTTGCTATTGAGAATTGGGATGTGAAGTAGATGACACCTAACGACATACTACTAAAAAATTCCGACTTGATTGTTAAATCATTATTTCAAAGAGCTGATAGAACATATAAACAATTCTTGAAATATAGTAACACAAGTTATGAGGCAGAAGTTGGTACAAGTAGATACTGGAAAGCAGTGGCTGCCGCTGAACAGACGCAGAGAGAAATAAAAGAATTAATTGAACAACTTAAAGTGATGGATGAATATACACAGTGGAGTGAGAAGTTACACCAAGACAGATATAAATTTATTGAGAAGTACGACGTTGTAATGGAGAAATATAAATTATCATGATGCTATCAGATACTATCAAAGTTAAATACAAAATTGATACGAAAGGCAGAAATACTGTCGAAATGGCAAAGCTACTAAGAGATTGTGGAGTTAAAGGATATTTATACTCGGTTAATCCACGTAGCATTGTTATGGCAGTGTTACCAGAGGATAAGGAACATAACAGGAATGCGATGGAGGGATTGAGAAAATGGTAAAGATTAAACAGAAGAAAACGATGAACTTACCACAGTTGATTGAGTGGGCGTACCATCAGGGGTCAGACGTAAGAGACGAAAAGATTAAATCAGAAAGTATGACAATAACATTTAGTGAAATAGGAACCCCACATATAGAAACTAAGTTTCATTTTTTACAAGTAGATGAACTTTTCACAGTCGAAGTCGAGGAAGAAATTACGGAAGATACGAAGTTTAAGCACTTGATAGAAATTGAACAAGATGACACTTGCTATATGTGGCTAAATACATCTGTAAGTGCGGAAAAACAAGTTAATAATTGTAAAAATCTTAGCAAAGAATTTCATGCATATATTGATGGCGAATTTAAATTAATCTGGACGCGTGAGAAAGGGCTGGTGGAGTAGATGATACCGAAGAAAATTTAGAAATAGCAGACGCTTGTATTGATCAATTGAGCGACATGGATAAAAGCAATTTTGGTGAACAACAAACAAAAGTATATAACACAGCATATCAAGCACTATATACCTTAGCTAGTGAATTAGAGGAGTGATGGCAAGTGAGTGAACCGACTAAAGAAGAACTATTAGATTTTATGAGAAAACACGGACTAGAAAACGTTGATTCTATTACTGATACAGAGAGTGCTATCAGATATTTTAGATGTACGAGTAAAATATATAAAGAACAACGCGACCAATACAAAGCAGACAACGAGAAATTGGAACGTGAGAATGGGGAGTTACGTAAAACGTTGATTAAGACGCAAAATTTAGCAGATGAATTGATGGAATATCAAGTTAAATATATTAACCTAACCAATCACATACGCACGAAAGCAGAGTGCAATCCTGGCATATGGAGATACATTGATTTAGTTAAATACATTGATAGATTGGAGCGTGCAGACGATGAAAGATGAAATGATAAATATACCAAAATGGCAATTAGAAAAAGATAAAGAATATATTGAAATGATAGAGGATGTTAGTTTTGCATATGAGAATGATGAAGATACTCAATTCTATCAAAATGAAAAAGCTTGTTTTATAAGAATCTTACAAATAAAAGATGCGTATGAAACTAACGGTTTATGGTTCCACAAGTATATGGATTATGTAGATTTGGAGGACGAGTAGGATGAAACAGTACACAATTTATGTAGAAGAAATTATGAAAAATAAAAGAAAATATACAATTAAAACAGATGAAAATATCGATGAAATAGTAGATAACTTAAAGGAACAGTTGAGAATGTATGGTGGTAACACTACACCTTCCGATATATTGCTAGATAACACCGAAATTGAAGTTGTTACTTATACCGATGATTTAGACTTTTCTTCACCTTATGATGTGGATTATGAAATAGAAGATGTTACGGAGGACAAATAAATGACTAACACAATTACAGCAGATCAATTGAAAGAATTATTACAAATACAAAAGGACTTTGATAGTAGAATACCGACACTAAATTTACAGGATAGCAAGGTAGCGTATGTGGTTGAGTTTTTCGAATGGTTTAACACATTAGAAACGTTCAAGAATTGGAAAAAGAATCCAGGTAAACCTTTAGATGTTCAGTTAGATGAATTAGCAGATATGTTGGCATTTGGATTGAGTATTGCGAATCAATCGGACGTAAAAATTAATGATATGGATACGATAAACGGATATTTAAACAACGTACAAAAAAAACCCGTTAAATTAAATGAAATATGGGATTTCCACGATGTATACGATGGATTAAGTGATTTGCTAATCACAGATGAACTCACCAATTATGATGCGCTAACTTTTTTAACATTACCGTTTGGATTTGCAATCCAATACTACACTATCGACCAACTAATCACAGCATACAAAAAGAAAATGGAGAGAAATCATGCAAGACAAGACGGAACAGCAGACACAGACAAAGGCTACATCTGATAAAGACATACTAGAAAAAGTTAAGGAAGTGTTGAGGAAATGAATACAATTGAAATATACAGTAAAGACGATGTTTTATGCGGTTATTCGTATCACATAGATAAAATCGATATTCTTCCGTTAAATGGTGGTTATATTAAATATATTGAACATTTTCCAGGTGGAACAATAGGTAACAAGATAGAGCCATTAAACCAATGTAAGTTATTTGCAGAAGAAAAAATGTGTATCGTAAATGGCACACCAGCATTTAAAGATGACGGAAAATATTACTATTTACCTAAGCAGTGTTATGAGATTTGTGAAGGTAAAGAACAAACACCAAAGACATTAAAGGAATTATTAGAGGAGTGACGATATGCAATTCCTAGTACGCAAAACACACCACACAACAGGCGAAGTATTCCTTGATGTAACTAGATCTAAGGAGAATGAAGAATTTGTTGTAGTGGATGCAGAGAGTAAGGAAGATGCGAAAGAGAAGGTTAAGAAACCTAAAGGATTATTGGAAGTAGTACCATCTAGTTTTAATAACGGTCCTATTAGTAGAGCGTTAAAAGCTGGTATGTATAGAAAGGACAGTGACCAATGAAACAAATACTTAAACTATTATTAACACTTGCACTCTATGAACTAAGTAAAGAGATCACATATGAAATCATTTGCCGCATGCAAGCGAAAGATATGGTGCCTAAAGATTATGAGGAGGAGAAGTAATATGGTATTTAAGAAAGTACAACTATATTATAAAAACCCATTATATGCACTTTATATTTTTCTACGTACAAGAGTGGTTGTATCTAATATATGGTATGGCATAAAAAATATTTTAGAAAATATGCCTATTAAATATAGAAACCAATTATTAAAAGAGGAGGAGAAGTAATATGATAAAAAAAGCTGTTAAAAGACCAGATGAAATTGAATATATTGAGTTTAAAGGTAGAGAAAATTTTGAAGAGGTTTGTGAATTCATTGGGCGTTCAGAACCGTTACTTACACGTATAGATGGCACAGAGTATTTGTTAATGAACCACTTTAATCCAAGTGAAAAATCAGTGCTAGTAGATCCGGGTACAATATTCTACAAGTGGAACAACTTTGGAAACGATGAAAATATTTATGGGCCAACATCATGGGATGCTATAAGTAAAAATGAATTCTTTAAGCGATTTATGGAGTGTGAATAACATGTGGATAATAACAACAATCGTGTTAGGGTGTATTGCGATACTCACGCTTACATACAATGCCATCAAAGACGCAAAGATAAAAGCGTTAGAGTATGAAGTGGGTTATCTGTTATACACAATATTTGAAAACGATTTGCCTAAGAGAGAGCTAGATGATGAAGATATACGCAAGATTAAAGATGAGTTGGATAAACGTATGAAGTAGGTGGGGAATATGACGTTCGGAGAAAACCTTAAACGGATTAGAAGAGATATGAAAATGACACAACAAGAGATGGCCAACCTTATGAAAATATCAAGGACATATTTAAGCGATGTAGAAAATGGGCATAAATATTTTAGTTTAGTTGGATTAATAGTCGTTGCTAAAAATATGAATATATCTGTAAATAATTTGATTAATGATGATATAGAAATAAAGCATGATAAATGGAATAAAAAACCTATCAACTAACTGGAGGTAGCGTATGTATACACGAGAAGAAGTAAGAGAAATGATAGACAATTATAAATGGATGAACAATATTGTAACGTCGCAAGTTTATGATGCAGATAGTACTTCGGTTGCACAATACGGCGTTGAATCTGCTATGCCTAAAGCTAAAGGACAAACAGGTGACAAAGTATTACTTAAGGTCATGAACAGAAACAAAGCGTGGAGAAGAAACATTAAACTGATAGAGAAGATAGAATTCATTGATAAGTACGAGGAACATATAACTAATGAAATGAACTACCACATTCTACAGATGATTAAATTAGGCACACAACATAAAACTGTTATGGACCTTATGGAGATTAAAAGCAAGTCGACATTTTATGGATGTCTGAATGAGATAGTGAATGTATACATGGACGCACAGCAAGGTCATTTCGATTAGTGTACGAAACGAACACATCGAACCAATCGAACACATCGAACGATGATAGGCGTTTGATATTAATACGTTATATAATATATGCATAGGAAAATCTGGATGGTAGCTTTAGAAGTGAAGTTATTATTCAGTAGGTATGTAAACTTAATACTATATTATATGAGGCACGTTACTTTTGTAGCGTGTCTTTTTGTATGCACCTAATCTTAATGACCCACACAATAAGGACACACATATTAAAGGACACTGCTTATTAAGGTGGGGATTAAAGGTCGTGTGAATTAAGGTCACATACTTTAAGGTCATCACTTACACATTGAGTGTATGACAGACAGAACAATGAACATTCATTTATATATATTAAAAAAGGTTTCATTAGTTTAAGAGATTAATTGAAACATTAAATCATAATTAGAATATAAAGTTTGTTTGTTGTTTCTTTACAATTAAATATTAAAAGAATTGTTTTGTTGATCATAAACTTTATTAGATTAATTTGCATTTGATTGATGAAACAATTTCTAAAGTTAAAGACAAAATGATTTGAGATTATTATTTCTTATTTCGTTTTGTCTTTTATCATTTCTAAAACTAAATTACAAATTGAAATTAATAAAACAAAATTAAATAAATAAAATTCAAATGAAAGAAGTTGATTCATTTGTTTGTTCAACCAAAGGTTCGACTTGGTAACAAGAACTATACTCAAACCGAGTTGCAAAGGTATAGGAAAGCCAATACCAAAAGGTATAACCAAGAGGTTAGGCAGAATAGACGTAATAAGGAGTATACAGCGTTCTACAACAGTACACAGTGGCGTAAGTTGCGTGTGCAGGTGTTAATACGTGATAACTATCTATGTCAACGCTGCTTAGCTGATGGCGTTGTGAATGACAAAGATTTAATTGTCCATCACAAGATTGAATTGAAACGGGATTGGTCAAAAAGACTGGATATGGAAAATTTAGAGGCAGTATGTGTTTCATGCCACAACAAAATTCATTCTAGTTGAAATTTATTTTCAAAAATATTTTTGCGGGGATTGATTTAGCGGGTGCCGGTCTGACAGCTTCCGACAACGAGCCGGGCCTACATTTCCAAAAATGTTGAAAATAAAAGGTAAAATTTCGTAAAGTGTTTATACTTTACACGTTGGAGGTGAGATATTTGGGTAGATTATCGCTTGATGATAAAGATGAGATAGCTAGTTATTTCCTTTCTGGGTTAAGATATATCGATATTGCGAAAATAATGGGGGTTAGCTTAACAACTGTTCGTAGGATTTTAGATGAATACGGTTTATATGTAATAGAAGATGTAAAAATTTGCGATAGTTGTGGAGTAGAATTTAAACCTACTAGGCACGGTTCAAGAAATCAGAAGTATTGTTCTGATCATTGTAGATATTTGGGTAACAAAGGGGTTAGATATGTAGTTAAACGGATTAAAAAATGCCGTTACTGCAACGCAACTTTTGTTACTAAAGATGATGAGAAAGAATTTTGTTCTAATTTATGTAAAAGGAAAGAAAAAAGTTTCAATGAAATGGTTGAAAAAGGACCAAGAAATTGCCTTTATTGCGAAAAATCATTTTATAGTTCCGCTAAACATTACTGTAGTGACGAATGTAAGCGTAAAGCTAGTAGGGTAAAAAGCGAAATCAGAAAAAGTGAACGTCTTAAAAGAGCGAGAAGTAATGGTCCGTTTGATGCAGATATAGATATATACAAATTAATAGAACGAGATGGTGGGCGTTGTTACCTATGCGGTGATGATGTCCTTTTTTCATACCATTATAACGATCCTAAATATCCAACTGTAGAACATGTAATACCTATAACAAAAGGCGGTACCCATTCTTGGGATAATGTGAAAGTTGCTTGTAGGGAATGCAACACTAGAAAAAGCACAACTCTAATTGATGATTATTTGAAAGGGAGGTGAGTGAGTTGGCTGAACGTAAATTGTTATCTCAACAAAAAAGCAGACGTACAAAAGAAGTGCAAGAAGAAAGACAAGCTACGGAAGAAGCTATGAACGAGCTTACCCCTTTAACAGATGAAGCACCAGAGTGGTTAGATAATGATGCTAAAAAAGAATGGAAACGAATATTACCTCTGATTAAAGAATTGCCCGTGAAAGACTTAGATAAAGGTTTATTAGCAACTTATTGCCAAACGTATAGCAATTACAAGAATGCGACTCTCAAGTTAGAAGAAGAAGGTATGGTTATCGAAACCGAAAGAGGAACAAAGTTATCTAGCTACTACACTGTACAAAGAGATAGCGTAAACACAATGAATGCCATTTGTCCTAAATTAGGATTAACTGTTGAATCACGTTTGAAAATACTAGCACCTAGCAACGATAAAGAAAAATCAGACCCATTTGAGGATTTAATGGATGACAAATAAAGATTTCGTTACCGAATATGCTCAAAAAGTGGTTAATGGCGAAATATTAGCTAGTAACAAAAACGTGAAAGTGTGTCAAAGACATTTAGATGATTTGAATAATAAAGATTTGCCTTACGATTTTTACGTAGATAAAGCAAATCATGTTATTAAATTCCTTGAAATGTTACCTGACCCAAAAACAAGTAAAAAAATGGAACTTGCAGGTTTTCAAAAGTTTATTGTAGGTAGTTTATACGGTTGGCAAGACAGTGAGGGCTACAAAAGATTTACTAAAGCGTATATCTCACTCTCACGTAAGAACGGAAAAACACTTTTAGTAAGTGGTTTAGGATTATATGAAATGTTAATGGGTGATGATCCAGTCAATGAGCGTTTAATTGGTTTAAGTGCTAACAGTCGTGACCAAGCAGGTATTGCTTATGACATGACTTACGCGCAACTTAGTGCAATAAGACGAATATCGCCTAAGATGAAGCAATTAACTAAGATAACGCCAAGTGCTAAAGAAATATTGAACACAAATGACCGAAGTAAAATTAAAGCTGTTTCTAATGAAGCTGCCAACCTCGAAGGTCACCAATTCAGTTATGCAATTATCGATGAATACCACGAAGCAAAAGACAAAAAGATATATGAAACATTAAGACGTGGACAAGTGTTATTACACAACCCTAGTTTGATTATTATATCTACTGCTGGCACTAACATGAACGGACCTATGTATGATGAATATCAGTACATAGATAAAATATTAGATGGTATATCACCTAACGAGAACTATTTCATATTTTGTGCTGAACAAGATAATGAGGATGAAGTTCATGACCCAGAAACATGGATTAAATCTAATCCGTTAATGGAATTACCAGAACTCAAAAAGTTGTTAACCAAAAACATTCAACCAGAAGTTAGAACGGCTTTAGATAGTGGAAGTGGATTAAACGGCATACTGATTAAGAATTTCAACATGTGGCGTGCAGCAAGCGAAGAATCCTATTTAGATTTCAACGACTGGAAAAAGAACGAAACTGATTTTGACATTAACTATTCTAAAGTTTATATCGGTTTGGACTTATCACGTGCAGATGATTTAACGGCGATTTCGTTCATACACCTAGACGAAACCAACAAACAATACTATATAACGTCACATTCGTTTGTAGGAACAAAGGGTGGCCTACAAGGCAAGATAGAACGTGACCTTATTGACTATAGACAATTAGAAAACGATGGCTTCTGCACCATCACAGACTTGTCTAGCGGGATTATTAACACTAACCAAGTATTAGATTACATTGAAACGTATGTGAACAGACACAACCTAGATGTTCAAGCTATATGTTATGACCCATATTCAATACACGGTGTGTTAGCAGAGATTGAGCGTAGAGAATGGTATTACGACTTGTATGAAATAAGACAAGGGCCACAAACACTTTCTAATCCTAATTTAGACTTCAGATTAAACGTAATCAATGGAGATATTAAGCATCATAAAAATCCTTTGTTAGATACAGCAGTAAAAAACGCTGTTGCTAAGAATGTGAATGATTCAATCATGATTGAAAAGAAAATGAACAGACATAAAATAGATCCATTAATGAGTACTATTTTTGCATACGTTATTGCGTGCGAGCATGAATGGGATTCAGACACTTTAATGCCAATGTTTATATAAGGAGTTGCATTCATTGAAAGAAGAACAATGGAAAGATGTAAAAGGATACGAAGGAGATTACAAAGTAAGCAATTTTGGAAGAGTTAAAAGTTTTAAATATGGTGAAAAATTGTTAAAAACTCCTAAAAATGGAACTGGATACTTTACTGTTAATTTATATAAAAACGGGCATATGAAAGGCTATTTTGTTCATAGATTGGTAGCTGAGAACTTTATAGAAAATCCGTTAAACCTTCCTCAAATTAACCATAAAGATGAAAACAAAACTAATAATCGTCCTAATAATTTGGAGTGGTGTACAAATGAATATAACCAAAAATATGGGAGTCATAATAAAAATGTAATAAGCACTATGCGAAAAAAACATAGTCATGCTTTTTATGTTATTGCAAAAGATGGTACTGATTACTTCTTTCCATCAATCAACGAAGCGGGGAAAGAACTTAATTTGGATATTAGAAGTGTTTCTTCATGTTTGAAAGGAAAACGCAAAACACATTACGGTTATACGTTTGAATTATGCGAATGATAGGAGGTGTTGCAATGAGCAAAGTGTTATATGCCTTATTCGTCGTCATATTATTTATTGTTGGGTTGTCCAGTTTATTTTATGGATTGCTTATATTCTGGGAACCATTAGCGTACATCGTTAGTGGTTTATTTTTTATTGGAATAGCTTTGATATTAAATCAAGTATACGATAATGCCTCGAATAGTAAAGGGGGTGAAAATTAAAGATGCCATTACTTGATTTAGGATTTACAAGTAAACAGGAAAAGATGAACAGAGATTTAGAACGTCTATTGTATTGGCAAGAACACGGTACACACGCAAGTTATGTTGGTATCAATGCGTTGAAAAATAGTGATGTGTTCACTGCGACACGTATTATATCTGCAGACATTGCAAGCACCAAGTTAAGGGTTAAAGGTCACGAAACAAATACGGTTATGAATGATGTGTTAGATCTATTCAATAATAACCCACATTCTGATTTACCAGGTTGGCATTTCAAATTCATAATCATCGCGAATATGTTACTTAACGGACAGTCTTTCGTTGAAATCATACGTGATAAAAATGATTTTCCAGTTGGTTTCCACTTCTTACATAACGATTTAGTAGGAATAGAGGAAAAAGACGGAGAGATTGTTTATAACGTTAGTGAAGATGTGGAAGGTAATGCAGCTAAGATAACCAGTGAAGATGTATTGCACTTTAGATATATCACGTTGGATGGATATGTTGGCTACAGTCCTTTATATGCACTAGCACATGAGATTGGTATATCACAAGGTTCAAAGAGTTTCTTGCGTAACTTCTTTGATAACGGTGGAACTTCAACATCGGTATTGAAATACAAAAAGGGGCAAATCAACGCAGAACAGTTAAGAGATTTGAAAAAGAATTTTTCTGAAAGCCAACTTAAAAACAATGGTGGCTTAGTTGCTATCGATGACACGATGGATTTCAGCAGATTGCAAATTCCTACTGAAGTTTTGAATTTCTTAAACAGTTATAAGTTCAGCACTTCACAAGTTGCTAAAGCGTTTGGTTTGCCAGTATCTAAATTAGGTATTGAAACAGTCAATACATCTATCACACAAGCAAATCTTGAGTATTTGCAAAGTACATTAGATCCAATATTCAAAATGATGATTTCAGAACTAGAAACCAAGATATTCAAGTTTATCGATTCTGGTTATGAATTAGAGTTTGATTCATCACGTCTAATCGATATTGACCCAGAACTACAATTGGAACGTATCACAGAATTGCATGGTAAAGGGATTATATCTACAGATGAGGCAAGAAGTGTATTCGGTTACCAACCTATTGAACATGGTGAACAACCACTTGTGGACCTTAACAGAGCACCACTTTCTACACTTCAAAATTATCAAGAATCTAAGATAGACAAAGAAGTCGAAAAGAACTCCATTAAAGGGGGTGATGAGTATGACGAACAGTAACGTTGAGACTACACAGGATATGGTTATTGAAGGTTATGCTTTAACTTTTAATACACTGAGTAATGATTTAGGCGGGTTTAAAGAAAGAGTTTTACCTAATGCTTTAGACGATGTGGACATAGATGACGTTAAGTGTTTAATCAATCATGAAGATAGATATGTTATTGGTAGGACACAAGCTGGAACGCTTGAACTATCTGTGGACGACAAAGGATTAAAATTTAAATGTTGGCTGCCACAAACATCTTACGCAAAGGATATATACGAAAATATTGATGTGGGAAACGTTAATGAATGTAGTTTTCACGCTTGGTATTTAAAAGATAACAATGGTAAAACAACTGGATTTTATTGGACTGTTGAAGATGGAGATTATGTCATGAATGTTGAAAAGTTTGAAAAGTTAATTGATGTAAGTATCGTCACCACACCTGCTTATAAAGATACTGGCGTGTTAGTTGCTCAACGTTCACAAGACCTAACACAAGTTAAAGAGTTAGAAAAATTGAAAATAGCGATTGAATTGGACGGCCTACGTTTTAAAACGTAAGGCTATTTTTTATACCCAAATTTAATAAGGAGGCATACACATGGCTAATTTAGACGAGCGCAAAAAAGAAATCTCTAATTTGATTTCTAAAGCGCAAGAAGCAGTCGAAAAGGGCGACCTTGAAACTGCACGTAATTTAAAAGCTGATATCGATGCACAGAAAAAAGAATATGAAGAACTTGAACAACTTTCTGAAGAAATTGAAGCATCAGCACCTAAGCAAGAAGAAACACCACCCAAAGATGAGGGTGCAGAAGAAACAGACAACAAAACTGAACAACCGAAAGAAGATAAACCAGCAGAAGCAAAAGAAGATACTACGGTTGACGATGCTAAAGGTGAAGAAAAACCTAAAGCAGAGGATGATAAACCGTCGTCAGATGATAAGGCGAAAGAAGAAACACCAACTATCGAGAAAGTAGAAGAACCTACAGAAGATGAGTTGGAAGAAGAAAAAGACAAAAAGAAAAAAGAAGGAGCGAAACGTTCTATGGCGAAATTAAATCAAAATCAAGAAACAAACGAGGAAATCTTAGGTTTCGAACAGTACATGAAATCTAAAGGAGCAAAACGTGACAATGTTAAGTCTGATGATGTTGGCGTAACAATTCCCGAGGATATTAAATATATTCCTGAGAAAGAAGTTAAGACAGTACAAGACTTATCAGAATTAGTACAAAAAACATCAGTATCAACTGCAAGTGGTAAATACCCAATCTTAAAACGTGCTAATGCTAAATTTAACACTGTTGCAGAGCTAGAGAAAAACCCAGAGTTAGCACGTCCAGAATTCGAAACAATTGCATGGGAAGTAGACACTTACCGTGGATCTATTCCAATCTCACAAGAAGCGTTAGACGATTCAGTTGCTAACTTAACTGCTATTGTGTCTGAAAATATTAACGAACAAAAAATTAATACTTTAAATGAAAGAATTGGAGCAGTGTTACAAGCATTTAACCCTACATCAATCTCTGATGTGGATGACTTAAAAGCAATCATTAACGTTAAATTAGACCCAGGTTACGACCGTCAAATCATCTGTACACAAAGTTTCTACCAAAAATTAGATACTTTGAAAGATGGTAACGGTCGTTATTTATTACAAGATAGCATTATTAATACTGCAGGGAACACAGTATTAGGCATGAATGTAACAGTTGTGCGTGATGACCTATTAGGTACTAATGGTGATGCTAAAGCATTTATTGGTGATATCAAACGTGGTGTTCTATTTGCTGACCGTACAGACGTATCAGTTCAATGGATTGAAAACGAAATATACGGTAAATACTTGATGGGTGCTTTCCGTTTCGATGTTAAACAAGCAGATAAAAATGCAGGTTTCTTCGTAACGTTTGAAGATTCAGCACAAGAACCAGATGGCGATTTAGGCGCATAAGAAAAGTAGGTGATTTCAATGTTCAAATTGGATAACGTTGAATCCATCAAGAAAGCAATACGCGTTGACCATGATTTTGACGATGACTTAATTATGGAAGTTTACTTGCCTGGCGCTATTAATGAAGTGAAAACGGCTGTTTCTTTAAATAATGAGGACGAGCCTTTTTATAAGGATAATCCAACGTTTAATTTAGCAGTATTGAATATCATTGCTCATCACAATGATAATCGTTCTATTACTTCTAATGAACAAAATTTCGATATACCAGCATCTTCAATAAAATTAGTGCAAACATTACGTAGTGACCTTGCTAAATGGCGTAGGGATAACATCGAGGTGATAGCCGATGAATCTTAACCAATTAGATTATAGAGTTACTTTTTACGAAAATGTTAATGATGGTCCAGAAGCTGGCATGGGCGGTTTTCAACCTATATATAGTTGTTTCAGTGGACTATATGAACCTACTCAAAAAGATGTTCAATTAGGCAATTTAGAACTTAGCAAAAGGTCAGTCACATTAAATATTAGAGATGCACAACCTCAATTTATACCTAATGTAAATCAAACATTTGAGATACAGAACGGTATGTATGCAGGGTTGTTTTTTAATATCAAAAATGTGGCACCTGCTAAGTCACCTAACTACGTCAAAGTCGTAGGTGAAGAACAATGACAGTAACAGTTAAAGGCGATAAAGAAATAATCGCGTACTTAGAAAAGAAATACGGTAGATCTGCTACTAAACGCATAACAGACTTTGCACTAACTAAAGGTGGCCAGAAAGTTGTTCAGATAATCAAAAACAACATGAAGTCATTTAAAGATACTGGTGAATCTGTCGAAGAAACGACAGTATCTAAACCTATGACGATAAATGGTGTACGCACAGTGAAAATCCATTGGCGTGGTCCTAGACAACGTTATAGAATTATCCACTTAAATGAATATGGTCACTTCGACCGTTCTGGTAAGTGGGTTAATACACGAGGCAAAGGTGTTATCGAAAACGCTATGCGTGAAGGCAGAGAAACGTATTTCAGAACAGTTAAAGAAGAAATGAGAAAGAGGGTGTAACTTATTGGACGACATCACAATGAAGATATACCAAGCGATTACAGATAACAAAGAAATCATGGAACATGTTCCTAAGAACAATATAAAGTTCTTCGATTATCCCAACGCACAAGAAATCAAAGATGTAGTGATTGTCATAGATCCATTAGACACACCTAAACCTTCTGATTTCGGCGACAACGACAATTTAACCTACGAATACTTTTATCAAATAGATGTATTTGTAAAACAAAAGCAAGGCGTAAACGGACGAGTCCTATCAGATAGGCTCGTTTTTTTATTGCAAAGAATGATGTGGGAAGTATTGGGATTTGGTGAAACATCTTCCATGAAACCCGAATATATCAAGGAGTTCAACATTTACCGACAAGCTAAACGGTTTGAAGGTAAACAATATTTTAATTTATAGGAGTGTTTTAATATGGCAGAGAAAAACTACCGTTCATTTACAGGTTTAACAGAGTTCTATTACAAAGTTCACGGTGAAGATGTACAACAAGTTACAGACCCAGAACGTATTAAATATTTACAAGAAATTTCAGTATCAAAAGACCAAGACATTGAAAAAGCATACGGTGATAACCAAGTAGCAGAAATGGCTGTTGCTAACGGTACTATCGAAGTAGAAGCTGGTTTCCACAAACTACCTTTAGAGGACAGAGTGTCGTTGTTTGGCTTAGAAAAATCAGAAGATGGTATTGTATCAGTTGGTAACGATACGCCTCCATATGTAGCTGTTATGTTCGCTAAAACTATGGAAGATGGTTCACGTGAATACGTTGGGCTACCTAAAGGGTTATTCACATTCCCTGAATTAGAAGGTAACACAAAAGAAGATGGCGTTGAATTCAGTTCAGATTCTACTACTGCAGAATTCATGCAAGCACCAGTTAAAGGATTTGAAGAAGAAAAAGCTATGTTATTAGGTCACGATGCAAAAGGTACTTCTGTTATGAAAGACGCTATTTGGGAAGCTATCTTTGGTGAATCTGCAGAAAGCAGTAATCCATCTGATGACACAGCAGAATCAGATTTAGGCGCATAACTTACAGGAGGTTTGATTATGGCTAAGAAAAAATATGAAGTTTTACACAAATTCATCGATTTAGAGGATAAGAACAAAGTATATAACGCTGGAGATACTTATCCTAAACCAGCAAACAAAAAAGTGTCTCACGATCGCATATTAGACCTTTCTACAAGCGATAACAAACGTGGCAAGGCATTAATCAAAGAAATAGAAGAATAACTAACACGAGGGCTTAAATGCCCTCTTTTTATTTGCAAATAAAAACCAAAATTAAAGGAGAAATTAAATATGGCTAAACGTAATTTTATTAAATTAACTCAAATCGACAAAAAAGGTAACGCAGTAACAGATACAGAAGGCAACGCAAAATACGATACATTCATTACTCCAACTCAAATTCCATTCCGTAAAATCTATGATGCTGCAGACTTAATGGACGGTGCATCAGATGAAAATACTTCCGCACAAGAAAACATTGACCAAATGCTAGATATGGTCGTAGACATCTACAACAACCAATTCACAAAAGACGACTTACTAGACAGATTACACGCACCAGATGCAGTAGAAGAATTGCAAGGACAAATTGAATTTATCGCACAAGGACAAATGGACGAAGAAAGAAAAAAGGAACTAGCGAGAATGATATAAAATCTCTCTCTTATAAAGAACATAAAGAAAACATGAAAAAACTCATGCTACAAATGATGAAAGATGGAGGCAAAGATATTAACGATATTTTAGATATGCCTTTCGCTTTCTTCATGGAGTTAGTTGACGAAAGTAATAAGAAAAACGTCAAGAAAACGGATAGCATGATTCAAGCATTTATGTAATACATCTCACAAGTAAGGAGGTGGAGTGATGGCAGAAAGAATAAAGGGGTTACAGATTGACCTATCCATGCGCGACATGGGAGTTAGTAAAACACTAGCTGGCATTAAGCGTGAGTTTAGGTCTTTGAACTCTAGTTTAAAATTATCTAGTAACAACTTTAAATATGGTGAAAAGAGTGCATCATCTTATAAAGCAAGAATGAATGACCTCGATAGAGCTATTAAAGTTGGCACATCAAATTTAGATGAACTAGGAAAGCAATATAAACAAGTAGCACAATCACAAGGTGCAAACAGTGCTAAAGCGGTAAGATTGCAAACAGAGTATAACAAACAAGCTAACGCTATAAATGCTATGAAGGACGAATACGGTCGTTTAAATCAGTATTATAGAGAAAACTTTTCTATGGCTGGTCGATTAAGTAATTCGTTTAGAAGTATAGGTTCTAGCATGCAAAGTGTAGGTGGCCAAGCTCAAAACATGGGCCGTTCACTAACAAGCAGTATTACTAAACCTGCATTAGTCGCTGGTACTGCGATGGCTGGTATCACAGCTAAATTAGGTTTTGACAGATTAGTTGGTTTAGACAGTGCTAAAGCTAAACTTGAAGGACTAGGATATTCAACGAAAGAAGTTGGCTCAATCACTGACCAAGTATCGAAAGCTATTGAAGGTGGTATGACCACAATGGCAGAAGGTACTGACGTAGCAGCAGGTGCATTAGCAGCAGGTGTAAAAGAAGGTAAAGAATTAGAGAAATACATCAAGCTTGTTGGCGATGCTGCAGTAGGTAGTAACAGACCAGTATCTGAAATGGCTATGATATTCAACCGTGTACAAGGTCAAGGTAAACTTATGACACAAGAACTGAATATGGTTGAGGAAGGCATGCCTGGATTTAGTAACGCAATGGCGAAACACTTAGGCGTATCATATGATGCGTTTAGAGAAATGGTCACTAATGGTGAAGTTAGTTCAAAAGAGTTCTTAACTGTAATGGACGACTTCGCAGGTGGTATGGCAAATGCTTATTCTAAATCATGGAAAGGCATGATGCAAAACACTAAAGCCTATATTGGTATGATAGGCGAAAGCTTGCTAGGTGGAGTGTTCGAGCAATCTAAAGACTCACTTCATGAATTCGAAAAGATGTTAAAATCTCCTGGCGCTCAACAATGGGCGAAAGAAACGGGCGAAAAATTAGGTAGTGCCTTTTCTAAACTAGCAAATGGTATTAAAGGTATTATAAACTGGTGGCAAAGTTTAGATGGTTCCACTCAAAAGACATTAGGTGGAATGGTAAAATGGCTAGGTATCACATTGGTAACGATGGGTCCAGTTTTAACTATATTCGGTAAGTTTGCAAGCACTATTGGTGGTATGTTTAGTGGAATGTCTAGTTTAATACAATTCTTCATTAGACATAATGGTGCGGCTAAAGTGTCTGCTGCATCGCAAGCAATATGGAACGGTGTTACTGCTACCGCTCGTGGCATAGCTAACGGATATAGAGTCGCAATGACTGCATTAACCACTTCTCAAACAATACAAGCAATTAAAACGAAAATTGCGGCAACTGCAATGACGATTTGGACTGGCGTTACTAAAGCGGCAGCATTAGCTACTCGAGGATTAGGTTTAGCAATTAGATTTATGACTGGACCAATTGGAATTGTTATTACTGCCATCGGATTGTTAGTAGCTGGAATAACACACTTGTGGAGAACAAACGCTACTTTTAGAAATATAGTAATGTCCGTGTGGCAATCCATACAGACAAAAATTATGTCAGTAGTTGTTTCTATAACTTCTATAATAAGGAACAATATACCTTTGATTAAAGGTGTTTTTTCAAATACGTTTAATGGCGTTCGTAATATAGTTAAAGGATCTTTAAATATTGTACTAGGTATAGCTAAAGTTTTTTCTGGATTGTTTACTGGTAATTTTAGAAAAATGTGGTCTGGTGTACAACAAATATTTAGTGGATTTATAAGAGTTATTAAAGGTATTTTCCAAGCTTCATTTGTCGGACAAATTGTAAGATTAGCTATAATTATGGGAACAAAAATAAAAGGAACGTTTTCAAATTTAGCTAAAGTAAGTAGAGTTATTTTCTCAGCGTTAGGTACTTGGATGTCTAAAAAATGGACATCTATTAAAGATAACACAGTAGGAAAAGCGAAATTATTATGGTCTGGCGTAAAGGCTTGGTGGTCAAATTTAGGTAAAAACACACGTGCAACAATGAATTCTATTGGTAGTTTTATGTCTAAAAAATGGCAATCCATAAAAAGTGGCACAGTCAATAAAGCAAAAGCCACGTGGTCTGGTGTAAAAGGTTGGTGGTCAAATTTAAATAAAAATACACGAGCAACAATGAACTCTGTAGGTAAATTTATGAGTTCTAAGTGGTCGAGTATTAAATCTAATACGGTAAACAGAGCAAAAAATACTTGGTCTGGTGTCAAAGGGGCTTGGGGTTCTTTATCTAAAGGAACACGAAAAGTCATGAGTTCTGTAGGTAGTTTCATGTCTAACAAGTGGCGTGGCATCAAGAACAGTACAGTAAATTTAGTTACTGGAATGAAGAACCAAGTAACTGGTGTCATGAACAAAATGGGTGACGTTATCAAGTCGGTAACAGGTAAAATCAAAGGTTTCTTTAAAGGTATGCTTGGTGGAGTAGAAACAGGATTAAACGGATTAATCAAAGGTGTGAACTGGGTAGGTGAAAAACTTGGTATGGATAAGCTGCCCGATGTTAAATTGCACACTGGTACAGAACACACTAATACGACTACAAATGTAGTTAAGAACGGTAAGATTGCACGTGATACATTCGCTACTGTGGGTGATAAAGGACGAGGAAATGGTCCTGGCGGTTTCAGACATGAAGCTATTAAATATCCTAACGGTAAAATGGCACTCACGCCTAACAGAGATACAACGGCATTCTTACCTAAAGGCTCATCTGTTATGAGTGGCGCACAAACGCATAGTATGTTAAGTGGATTACCTAGATTTAATGAAGGTACTTTATCCAATAAAAAACCTAAGAAGAAGAAGAAAGGCGATAACATCTTTGGTGATGTTTGGGAAGGTACAAAAGCTGGAACAAAAGCAGCGACAGGTAAAGTTGTAGAAGGCGGCAAAGCTGTTGTTAGCAAATCTCTTGCTATGGCTGCTAAAGGTAAAAAATGGATGGAAGATAAAATTGGCGATGTAATGGACTGGATAGACAAACCAGGTAAATTACTCGACAAAGTACTTGAAGGTGTCGGTTTAAACCTTGATGGTTTTGGTATTGAAAAAGCAGCAGAGTTACCTTATGACATGATGAAAGGTATGTTTGGTAAACTTAAAAAGTCTGCTATCGATACTTTTACATCATGGATGGAAGAACAAGGTGGTGGCGATGGTGGTTATATTGACCTTTCTAAAGGCATTAATTTCCCATTCAGCCCTAACGGAAGAGCACCAGGATATCCATTCCCTTATCCACACATGGGTGTTGACCTTAACTATGTATACGACAAGCTGTATTCTGTAGCTTCTGGTACAGCGACAGCCAAAACTACTGCTGGTGGTTTTGGTAAACATATGTGGATTAAAAAAGGTAATATGGATTATATTTATGGTCACATGAGTAAATTTGCATTTAATGGCAGTAAAAAAGTTAAACCAGGTGATTATCTAGGTGTTTCTGGTAACACTGGTATGTCATCAGGACCACACTTACACTTTGAAGTAAGAAAAAATGGTAAAGCTATTGACCCGTTAAAATGGTTAAAAGCTAATGACGGTGGCGGTGGTAAATCAGGTAAATGGAATGGCGATATTAAAAAAGCGCTTAAAATAGCTGGTTTACCAACATCTGGCGCATATGTTAAAGCATGGCAAAAACAAATCCAAACAGAATCGGGTGGCAATCCTAAAGCTTTAGGTGGTACTGATGGATTAGCTGATGGTCGTGCAAAAGGTTTAGTACAAGTTAAACCTGGTACATTCAACGCTTATAAAGCTAAGGGTCACGGAAACATATGGAATGGTTTGGATAACCTAATTGCTGGTATGAGATACGCTAAAGCTAGATATGGTAAGGGCGGCATGTTAAGCGTTGTCGGTAAGGGACATGGATATGCCACTGGTGGATTAATCAATTCTTCTGGCTTATATAATTTAGCTGAAGGTGGTCATCCAGAGTTTGTAATACCTACAGACCCAAGTAGACAATCTGATGCAATGAAGTTACTCGCTATTGCTACACAAAGAATAGAAGGTAATAAGAAAAACAAACGCCCTAATCAAATGCGTACCCCTTCTACTAACAACAATAACGACAACGAAATGATAAATGTTATGGCTAGACAGTTAGAAGCTACACAAAGACAAGTAGAATTGCTAACACAACTTGTAGCTAGTAGCCAACGTTTAGAACAGAAACCTACAGGTGTGAGCGAGCAAGATATGAGTAAGGCACAAGGTAAACGAGCGCAAATGATGGCATACAACATGGGAGGTGCTTTCTAATTTGAAAAAAGAAGTAAGGTTATTTAATGATAACTTTGATGTTAAATTGACTGATACGCCTAATTTATTGTTTTTAGATCATATAGAAGAAGATGTGGAAGTTAAAGCAAACACAACTGAAATTAATGGTACTGATGGAGTACTTATAGGTCCGACTACGTTCGGGCCTTTTAATTTAGTTTTAAACTTTTCATTTAAAGGGTTAGATACTAAAGATTTGAAACTGTATAAACAGAAAATAAGAAATATCTTATACCAACGTGAACCATATTATGTGTGGCACAGTGATGCACCTGGTAAAAAATACGCAGTGTATTGTGATAGCAATGATAATGAAAATTTAACTAATTCATTTGCTACTTTTAAAGTAACTTTCGTTGTATTCAAAGGTTATTCAGAATCGTTGAAAGACACAAGTCAACTCAGTTTATCTAGTGGAGATTGGCAATTTGAGGCTGGTGTGTTATCTGATAACGAAATTAAATACAAACACACTACGACAAGTTTTAAAATCTATAACGGCTCAACAGACACGATCAATCCATTACTTAGACACAAACTGAAAGTGTTAATTAATCTGAATGCGCCGAAAGGTTTCAAAATAAAAAACACAACAACGGGCGATGTATTCGAATACAAGAAAGCTATTAAGAGCAATCAACGTTTTACACTAGATGGTGTACATCCGTTCATAAACAACAAACGCGTTGGCATAGATACCAATTGGCAATGGCTCACATTAGATGAAGGTTTCAATGACATAGAAATCACAGGCGAGAATATCAGTAACGTTCAGACACAATGGATATTCCCTTTCATATATAGGTAGGTGAATGAATTGGAAAGTTTAATTTTAAAAAATAAAAAAGGCACATACGGTGAAATATTAACCGATTTTGATTTCGGTTCATTCAAATATGAATATGAAAAGAACAATGAACGTTCTGTTGCTTTCACTATATTTAAAACAACATCTAATTCTGACATTTTTGACGCAATGTTGAATGAAATGTTGATACTTTGGAAAGGTCAGGAATATGTGATTAAATCAACTTCTGTTAAACATGATGGTGCAATTGTATCTAACGATGTGATTGCCAAACATATATTTATGGAGTTTCAAAATCATTACATTCAGAAAGATTTAGAAAATGAAGAAATGAATAGTGAAGAAACTACAGATGAAGAAAGTAAACCTACAATGACGCTCGAACAATATCTTGAGTTTGGCTTTAAAGGTAATAAGCTAGGATTTACCTACGAGATCAAAGGCACATTTAATAAACGTGTTGAGGTTGATGAATTAGGTAACAAAAATGGGATGGAGTTTCTCACAGAGGGTGCTGAATTATTCGATTATATTTATTTTGCCGACAACAAGAAAATTTATATCTATGATGAAGCAACTTTTTATCAAATGACAGATATACCGTTAATCTACAAATATAATTCAAGTGAAGTACAAGCAACAATTACTACAACTGATGTCAAAACTTACATTCAAGGTTATGGCAAGAAGAAAACTAAAGCTGAAACCAAGAACTATAAACCTATGAAGCCTAAAGATTTAGGTTATTCCGGTACTTTCATCAAAGATGGCACATGGCGTACAGAGATAAAAGGTGCAAGTTACAGTAAAACATTTAATTGCAAATGGGGAAACGAAACACTTGAATGGACACTTAAAAAAATGGCTAAAGGTGGTTTGCTCGATATTTATTTAGATAGTGAGTTAGTTGGACGGTATGAATGTTATAGCAAAACAGCCACAAGCGAGAAGATAGTTATCGCAAGGAATTTATCAAAAGGTAATCACACATTTAAAGCAGTATTCAGAGGAGCTAAACCCGGTATAGACTATAAAAAGTCAAAACCTTGTATGTATGTTGGAACTGAGAAATCTACAATATTAAACCTTACAGCAGTATTAAAAGGTTCAGATATTTATCACGCTTACGCTGAATATAAATCCCCAAATATAGACGCTTTTGGTTTTTCGGAAGCACCGACAGTATTTGATGATAACGCGTTAGATAAAGATGAATTATTAAAGAAAATAAAAGACGAACTCAACGACCAACCAACTGTTGAAGTGTCAACTAACTATTTAGGATCCGTTGAGAATAAGCGCTACCTTAATAATGATGATATTAAAGAAAACAACACAATACGCTTCATACACCAACCCTTAGGCTATAACTTAGATTTAAAAGTTGTTAAAATCACTGCTTCACATCCATTAGTAAATGAACCAGTGGAAGTTGATTTCAGCAATTCACCAACAGATATTATAAAAATACAACAGGGTATAAGTAGAAATATTAAAAAAGTAAACAATTTAGTAAGAGGTGGTTCACTCAGCGGAACATCTTTTACTATACCCGAAAACTATTCAGATATTGTGGGGGTGACATTAACAGATGGCTGAGATTAACCACAGATATTTAAAAGACAATGATGGAGATACCTTTTACCCGATAACTCATATCGATGCTGTACAGGGCTTAGACCAAGAAAGCACTGATAATGCTTTAACAGATATTAACGACAAAATTAACCAAATGAACACATTGCTATCAGAAGCTAGTAAAACTATTGCAAAACAAAGCAAAACAATAGAAGAACAGAAAAATAGTTTAGATATACTCGATATATCACTAGGGGATATGGTCGGCGATACTGGTTGGGTGGATATTTCTGTACCTACTAATATGAAAAACAGCGCAGTGGGTACTGGCTTTAAATCAGGTATTAGAGAGGTCAGAGTAGGTAACAGTTTAATGCCACATTATTTTATAATCCGGTCAATTAGGTTGAATATATCAAATATTACAGGTTCTGCTATGCAAATAGCTCAATTGCCTACAGGATTTATTACTGATAACCAATCATTCATGGCTAGACAAAATGGTAACAGACACCCAGTAACTATTGAATGTTTGAAAGATGGTAAAGTAATGGCTTTTGTTCATCCTGACGACCAATCTAAAACAAATTGGGTGTATCAGGAATTTACTTGGTTAGAATAAAAAAGGAGCTAAACATATGAAATTACTTTTAGATTTTCCTATTGAAATAGGTCAACAGTGGAGATATAAAACAATTTATAATTTCAAAAAAATACTAGATAGTTTTTACACGTTTGAAAAGAACTTCGAACATCATAAATCAGAAGAACAACACGCTCACAACTCAAAACAGATTGATTACAAGCTCTCAAATGTTCATGATGAATTAACTTATCAAGATGGACGTATTGAGGGCTTAGTTATTGGTCATAATGGCAACGGCGTAGAAGAAATTAAAGATAGTAGAACAGCTTTAGATGGTACAAATCATGGTTTACTATCTACAAGACTTAAGTATGATTTTGAAATCATTAAAAACAAAATAGAAGAAAACTTTAACTATCTTAATAAAAAGATTGAACGTATTGTAAACGTAAATGACTTCGGTGCAGACCCTACAGGTGAAAAAGATTCTACAGAAGCCTTTAAAGAAGCTGTAAGAGGTGGAAATGTTCACGTTCATATGACGGCGGGAACGTATAAAGTATTAGGAATTAGATTACCAAACAATACAGTATTATCAGGTGAAGGTAAAGATATTACTACAATTAAATTTGCGGATGAAACGCCTGCAGAAAACATTGTAATTACTAACGATGACATGTCAGGCAACGGTCATAATATAGGTATTAAAGATTTTACAGTCGACGGTAACAAGTGGAGACAAGATAAAACGTTAAAAGCTGCTGGTGGTTCATTATCCTCTAACGTTAGATTTGCGGGGGTCAAACATGGATTTGCAAACAACATTAAATCAATTGATGCATTATTACATGGTTTTGATATTACTTTCGCTAGTGATGATTATTTCTATCAAGGTGATGGAGTAAGGGTTAATGAAGCTTTAGAAAGTAAGTATATCCATATTGATAATTGTGAAGCTAGCGGCTTTGGTGATGATGGTATTACTACCCACCATTCAAGATATTTGTTAATCACTAATAACTACTTACATCATGCTACAGGCGGGGGTAACAATAACGGTATTGAAATAGATGATGGTTCACAACATGTAATGTTAGATAATAACATGACTGAAATGAACTATGGAGGAGTAGAAGTTAAAGCACACGCTCCTGCATCAGCTCCTAGTAATGTTTTAATCAGTAACCATATGAGTATTCATGATTTACGTTCTTATAACCTAAGACACATAGGACATCATAGAGCAGGAGATGCTAAATCTAAAACAGCTCACAGTTTAATGTTGAACAACTGTACAGCAATTGAACCTTATGATAATAAAGTTTATCCAAATACTTCACCACGTGCTTTAGTAATTGCAGCTTATAGAAATGTACAAATTAATAACTTTAGTGCAGTTGGGGATGGTAAATTTACAGCAAATCAACCAGTTATCGCCGTACAATTTATGGCAGAAAATGTTATGTTTAACGGCATTAACGTAACTGGTTTTAAAAACGCTTCCACTGATATTAAATTATTTGGTGGTAAAAATAGAGGTAAAAAATTTACTGTTACTAATGCAAATATTTGGAACTCATCTCAAAATATTGGTATAGCTGGTGGCGCGGGACTATATGATATCCGGATCATTAATGCAAATATACAAGGACAAGGAACAGGTAATGGTATAGAGTTATATAACCATACCGCTGAAATAATTGGTTGTCACGCAGATAATTATAAAAATCCAGCAGTAATTGGTGGAAACCCTTATTCTACAGTGCCTACTTTCTTAAAAGGTGGATTTAACGGAGGCACAACGGGTTCTTCTGCTTTATCTAACCGTTCTGCAATATTTGCTTCTACTGGTGGTTCGTTTGCACATAGCGCTCGTTCATGGGTAGCTGGCTCTGGTGCTAATTCACATGCATGGGGTTCACGTAGTGCTGTACTTAACTCATTGGAATCAGAAACTACTAATGGAAATCATACACAAACAATATTGAACTCAAGAGGTATGAAAGTAGATAAAAACTACACTGTAGCAATGGGCTATGGTACAGATGGGCCTTCAACAGAAAACACAGGTATAGAATTTAGACCTATTAGCGGCAATGCATATTTCAAAGGTAAAATAACTTCAGGAAATAGCACAGGTGACTATGCAGAGTATTTTGAATCTCAATCAGGACAAGAAATCCCTAACGGATATTTAGTTACACTCGATGGAAGATATGTCCGCAAAGCTAACTCAAATGATACACCTATCGGAGTTATTTCAGGGACAGCAGGAGTTATTCTTGGTGACCAAATGTTCCACCATAAAGAAAAATTCTTAAAAGATGAATTTGGTGTTACACAAACTGAATGGACTACTAAAGAGTGGCAAGATGATGAAGGTAAGTGGTACTCAGAAGAAGTAGAACTTCCTATCCCTAACCCTGATTGGAAAGAAGCAGATAATAAATATATAGACCGTTCGCAACGCCCTGAATGGAACGTAGTAGGTCTTGTAGGACAAGTATACACTCGCATTGACTCAACAGTATCAGAGAATGACTATATCAAACCTAATAAAGGTATCGGTACTAAAGATAACGTGAATGGTTTCTATAGAGTGTTGGAAATAACTACGCCTTATAATTCTGAAAAGGGTTATGGTGTGGCAGTAGTATTAATCAAATAAGGAGGACGAATAAATGGCTAATGGTATAGATAAAAAAGCCTTATTTAAATTAAAATCTGAACCTTATTTAAAACCAATTTCCGATTTGGGAGTAGGTTTTTATAATTTAGATGAAAACACGGCGATATTAAGATTTCAGTTAAGTAATGCAAAAGGACCTTTGTTAATCCATGAAAATAACTTAACAGCATATGCTTATTTTGAATCAAGTAATGGTAGTGTATCAGACGTAATTGAATTAGAGATTGAAGATTCATTTAACGGCATTGTAACGATCACTTTAGATAAGGAATTTTTACAAGCTAGTACATCTACAAAAGTTAAAGGGCAAGTCTATATTGGAGTTAATAATGTAGACGGTAACCCCGAATACAATGAAGTTGCTGTATTTAGAGAGTTTACTTTTGAAGTAGCAGATGCGTTGATTAATAAGATTTCTTCATTCACTAAGATTGAATATATCCGTATGTTTGACCAATTAAAAATGCGTATTGAACAAAAAGTAAAAGATATTGAGGAAGCTATAGCTAACGGTGCAGATTATGTTGCAGAAATGAAGTCAGTATTACAACAAGGTATAGAAACACTTAATGCAATTGTTAATGATGGCAAAAAAGATATTCAAGCTTACATTACTCAAGCTAAAACTGATTTAACTATAGTTAAAAACGATGCTACAGAAGATATAAACACTACAGCTAACAATGCTAAAACAAGTGTTCAAGATACAGCTTCAACAGCAGTAAATAGTATTGATAGTAAAGCTACAGAAGCTACTGAACATGTAGATGCAAAGGTTACCGAGTTTAATCAGACGGTAACTGACAATGGTTTCTTATCACCTCAAATGTTAGATGAAGAGTTAGAAAGTTTAGAGTGGCAGAAATACAAATTGACAGAACCAAAAGGTCATCAGATACAAGTTTACGATATTGATTTTGATACTATTGATGAGACGTTACCTCCCGGCTTTTATTGGGTTAGCGGCGGAACGAACAGACCAGTTAATATAAATGGTTTCCTGACACTAAGACAAGGAACAGATTCTACCTCCTACATTAAAGCAATATATGAACCTTTCAACTCGAATGATGTATACGTAAGAACTAAAAATGCTGATTTCGGATGGACTGAATGGCAAAACTTAGCAAGTAAACAAACTGATACAGGTTGGGTGCCATTTAATTTAATAAACGGTGCTAAAACTAATAGTGATTATGATTACGGTGGACCTCGTAATGGTTACGGTTGTGCTTACAGAACTATTAAACGAGGTAATGTAACAGAAAGACATTTAAGAATAAATGGTTCTAATGTTACACCTGGACAGGTTATAGCACAACTACCTCCCAACTTTTGTAAAAATGTACAAGTAGGATTTATAAGAGCCCCGTTAGCTCATAACGGAACTAGCATTATTGTTGAAAATACAGGAGAGGTAAAAATATATATCAGCAATAGTGCAGAGTGGGGCGTTGATGATGGTCATTATCTATACGGTGAAATTAGTTGGCTAGACTAGAAGGAGGTCGAAAAATGGATTTTAAACAAGTATTTTTATATGATGGAACACCTTACTTAGCATTTAGAAATGAAGATGGCGAATATCATTATCCTAATGATGAATGGACTGAAGTAGCTCCTCCTGAGGGAATTTATAGTCCATTCTATTTCAATGGCAATGAATGGATAGGAGTTAACAAAGAAGAGTATGAAGCAACTCTACCTGGTAAAGAGCCTTATGTTCCGTCAAATGGTCAAAAGCAATTAGCACAAACACAAATGCAGTTAGCTAAAACAGCAGTTCAGATTCAAAAAACACAGAGTCAATTAGCAGATGCAATGTTAGAAATTGCTAAATTGAAAGGAGAAAATTAACATGTATCCATCATTTGAGAGTGTTAAATGGTTTTATGATATCAATTGTTACACTAACGAGGATATACAAACTTACGTTGAATTAGGTGTAACTACTAAAGAAGAATACAAAGAAATCACTGGTGAAGATTATCCAGAACAACCACAGGCTTAGGCTTGTGGTTTTTATTTTATAAAAAGTAGGTGAACGTATGAACGAAAACTTCACAATACACGATAAACTAGCCACCTTATCTTTGTTTGGGTTAGGTGTGTTTGTAGATATACGAGGTGTCTATTGGCTCATAAGCCCAGAAAAGGTTATTAACGAAAGTGATTTCTACCGAGCGCTAAATGAAGTTATGCCTGTTTGGATATGGGGTTTGCTACTACTTGTGTTTGGTACTTGTCTGATTCTATCTAGTCTATTCTTTGGTAAACGGTCTGTTAATAACACTTCAAACTATTTTATGTTAGTAGGTGGCTTAGGAAGTGCCATCATACACTTCTTAATGTCGTCGGCGAGTGTATATAACGCTATCAATTGGATAACCCCAGCACAATTTATTGCTATGACAGCGTGGCTTGGCTTTGTCGGTTTCTTAGGTGGTTTGGGTATTTATGAGCGAAGATAAATATGTACTAAGACACGAGTGGGAAAGATCAAGAGGTAAGCTAAATGAACGCATAAACGAAGTGGATAACAAACACACAGACAATTTTAATAGTTTGTTAAACAAAGTAGATAGACAGACATTGTTGCAAGAAAAAGCATTTGAATCACAATCTAGGTCAGAGAAACATTTAGAAAAAATGAGTGAATCATTATCGACGGTAGGAACTAGAGTTACTGATTTAGAATATGAAACAAAAAGTCACGAGAAAGAAATTAAAAGTTTGCAAGGAACTGTAGAAGCAGAAGCAAAAGGAAACAGAGAAGTAATTGGCTACTGGTTGGGATTTGCGGGTGTTGTATTAGTCCCGCTTATCTCTTTGGTAGCAAACATATTCTTTAAATAAGTCGACACATATGTGTCGGCTTTTTATTATGGAGGTAAACTATGAATTTTATATTAAGACTTAAAAATAAAGCAACACTCACAGCTATTGTGGGTGCTATTTTGCTATTCATTAAGCAAATAATGGAAGCATTTGGCGTTGACTTATCTACAGAGATTGAACAAGTAAGCGGATTGATAGGTGCAATTATTACGTTTTTAGTTGGTATTGGCGTTGTGACTGATCCTACTACAAAAGGTGTAAAAGACAGTGGCATAACTAAAACTTACACAAAACCACGTGATGAAAATGAAAATCCAGTTGAGTATCAGAAAGTGGCTAGTGATGAAAAAGTCACACCAGAACGAAAAGAATTAACACCTACAGAATTTGACACATCACAACCATTTACTGATGATAGCGACGAAGTAGAATTTGATGTTTCAGATTATGAATATGATGAAGAATTGCCACGTGGTGCTAGTCGTTACCATGATGATGAAGTATTAAAGGAGAGTGAAGAAGATGGTCGCTAAATTAACACAGAAAGAAGCAGTTGCTTATGTTAAATCACAAGAAGGTAAAGGTTGGGATTTTGATAAATTTTACGGCTACCAGTGTGTCGACAATGTCAATTATTATTGGTATAAATTATTCGGTCATGGCTTAAAAGGTCAAGGTGCTGCCGACATACCTAATGTAAATAACTTTACTAATGAGGCTAAAGTTTATCAAAACACACCCTCATTCTTAGCTAAACCTGGTGACGTTGTCGTTTGGAACCGTAACTATGGTGGAGGGTATGGACATGTAGCAGTTGTTATTTCTGCTACATTAAACAACTTTGTTGTAATCGAACAGAATTGGCTAGGAGGAGGATTGAATAAAACTGAAGTAGCTACTAAAAGAACAAAAAGTTACGACAATCCTATGTGGTTTATCAGACCGTATTACAAATCAGAGAGTGCAAAATCAGTTTCAACACAATCTGCTACTAAAACTACTGCTAAGAAGAAAACAACGGCTAAAAAGAAAATGAAGAAATTAACTTATATTCGTGATGAAGTGAAAGGTTATCGTTTACCTAATCGTGGATATAAACCTACCTCAATTACATTACACAATGACGCAGGTAGTGTAGGTGCTACTGCAGAAGCATATCATCGCGGTTTAGTAAATGCGCCATTATCACGTTTAGAGGCTGGTGTAGCTCATTCATATATAAGTGGGAACACAGTATACCAAGCGTTACCAGAAAGCCGTATAGCGTGGCATACGGCCAATCAGAACGGTAACAAAAATTCGTATGGCATTGAAATATGTCAATCTATTGGGGCAAGTGATAAAGTATTTCTTGCCAACGAACAAGCAGCATTCCAAGAAGCTGCGAGATTATTAAACAAATGGGGATTAAAAGCTAATCGTAATACCTGTAGACTGCATATGGAATTTTCACAGACTAGCTGTCCACACAGAAGTATGAAATTACACACTGGTTTCGATCCAGTAACGCAAGGCGTACCTTCGCAAGCAATTAAACTCAAACTTAAAGACTACTTCATTAAGCAAATTAGAGCTTACCAAGCAGGCAAAGTACCGACAGCTACTGTATCTAATAAAACAAGTTCTGCAAGTAATACTAAGTCAACTGTAGCTGGTGCATGGAAACGTAACAGTTATGGTACATGGTATATGAGCGAGAAAGCACGTTTCACTAACGGTAACCAACCAATCATGGTTAGAACAACTGGACCATTCAGAAGTTGTCCATATGCTTATGATTTCCAACCTGGTGGCTGGTGTGATTATGATGAAGTAATGTTACAAGATGGCCATGTATGGATTGGATATGATTGGAAAGGAAAAAGATATTATTTACCGATAAGAACAGCAAGCGGGACACCACCAAATCATTCGGTAGGTCCTTTATGGGGAACAATTTCATAAAGTGTGGTATAATGTAGATGCCACGTAATCATACTAGGGTAGGCACATAGCGGTGCTTGCCCTATTTTTTTATGTTATAATTTATTTACATGTATAATTCCTTTCTCAAATTTTTTATATACACCACCTACACATGTCACTGGGTGGTTATTTTTTGTAACAAAGTTCAAAATATTTTACAAAAAGGTATTGATGAAATTAACAAACAACAGCAACTTATCATTGAAGAGCAAAGAAAGATAATTAAAGATAAATCGGAGTGATAAACATGGATAACCTTATATGGATTCTACCAACTTTATCAGCGGCATTTTTCGGATTAGCTTTTTATGGGCAATCAGTAAAAGTAGATCGATTAGAAAAAGACATAGAAAAATTGAAGGAACATAAATAA